CTAGGAAGTTTTCTGTCTAAATTCTTTTTATCGAGTTTGGTGTAAGCTTTCCAAGAATCAGCAAGCTTTTTTAAAACCCCTTTGACAAAAGCCATAGGGATGTCCTTGCATAGTTCTGGACATTTTTCTTTTGTAATACAGCCACATAACCCAAAATAATTATCAGATTTTAACCGCCGTTGAATAGGGATATGAACAGGATAAGAGTAACCTGCTTTTTGTCTTTTTTCTCTAGCTATCTGTATTTTAACTTTTTGCTTGCCAGTTAAATATTTAGGGGTGTAAAGGGGATTAGGAAGGGATTTACCTTTTTCGTTTTTTAGGGAGTCAATAAATTGAGGTTTTTTAGCTAAACGACGTTTAACCCGTTTAACTGGTTTTCCTGTTATTTTCTCAAGCTCGTCGTAATACTTATTAAGCTGATATTCCATCAGTAGCTCTAGCCCAAAATTCCAGACAGCTTTAAGCTCGTCCATCCAGCGATCAATATAGGTTCGCTGAGTGGCATTAAGGTTAAGTTTTATGTCCGCAATAGTTTTCTTGACTAGCATGGCTTTTATGGATCGACCTTCTTTCATTCTTATTTAAATATACCATAAGCTTTACAGAAATGTCAAGTAAGAAGTCTAAAGATTTTTTGGGATACCAGTTCCCACATCAGAATTTATAGCCCAACTTTTATAAAAATTAAAGGCGGTAGTATCAATATGAAGGGGAAACCCTATAGCTTCCCAATAGTATAATAGTCTTGGCACGTCAACAATCTGAACCGTATAATTTAATCCTGTTTCAGTGATGATAAATTTTTCAAAAATCTCTGGGGCAACTAAAACAGAACAATAGCTAGTATCGTCAAATTTACCAGATTTTTTGGCTAATTCAGAAGTAATTGCGATCAAAATCTCTTTTGTAAGCAATCTTTCTTGCGATATATTGCAACTATCTAAGTTAGTCCAAGCGGTAAATTTAACATAATCAGATCGGGGATTAAACATAACTTATAGTAGAAAAAGGTGCTAAACTATATTTGACTAACTTAAATCTACCATAAGCCTACTAGAAATGTCAAGTAAAAATTATTATCCTCTTAACGTCCGTACATCAGAATCAGAAGAGAAAAAGCTAAAAAACTACTGTAAAGCCCAAAAGCGGTCAATAACCGAGGTAATCCGGGAATTGATTAGAAGTTTACCCGATAACTAATCAAGGGTGTTGTCGGGATAGCTAACACAAAAAGTGCCAGTTCACAGACCGGCACTAAAGTTGCTTGCTCTTCATTCAGGTAGCAGTAACGCTCAGGACGACCGCCGCTAGAGCCTTCTAGCGGTTTCGACATTTGAAATGCGACAACTCCAAACTCTTGAATCTCGTTAATGTATTTTTCTATGGTTTGACGCAAGGCGCAGTGTTCAATCCCCAACTCACCAGCAATCAAACGAGAATCAAGGACAAGACAATCATTCTGTGATACTATAATTTTGTAACTCGTCAGCAGAAGGCTCATAACTTGGCTCATAAAGGCTCATAACTTGGCTCATAAAGGCTCATAACTTGGCTCATAGCTGAATCTGTTTATGCGCGTAAAATTACTGATAAACAATCTAACTTCCCACGGTATCGCCTCTTAGTTACGAGGAAAAAACTCTGGACATCTTTTTTTAGCGTTTTCAAGGATTGCTTCTGTTTGACCTCTCACAATTTCATCGCGCAAAATATACAGTATTTCTGATCCTGATCCTGTCCCCGTCCCTACTCTTGCTGTTGCGTACGGAAAAACGGCAGAACTGATCGCCGATGTGGTTTCCCCTAGTGTCAGTCCAGACTTAAGATACTGACAAGTTCTTTTCTCAAGTATCTCTTGAGTCTGATTATCGAGGGACAGTGCCACGGTAGGCAACACTCCCAAAAACAATAAACTTAAAATAATCTTTTTCATCGGGATTAAGGTAGCTTTCTATTATTTTACCACTCCTAAAGTAGGTACTCGATAAATTAGTGCAGGCGGGTATTCATGAATATAGGTCTTCATCACGCCATTTATTGAGTCAGCATGAATATACTCCCCATCTCCCAGATAAATCCCCACATGACCATTTATACCTGATTTACGGAAGACTAAAATATCTCCTTTATCTGGACTACCTTCTACTCTTGTCAAGATACCCTCGATAAATCTCACTAAGAAATTGTTCCGGGGAATCCGTTCGTAGTTTTCAATAATGAAATCATGGGGCAAGAATCCGACTTCAATCCCTACGCCAGCGATAAATCCTACACAATCGGTTCCAATCCCTTTAAGCGATTGACCATGAAACCAAGGAGTACCGAGCCATTCAAGAGCTTCGGTAACAATTTGATTACCCAAAGAATCGTTTTTTAGTTCGTTCATTTTGTGTATTTTCCCGTTCTTTCAATTGATTCAAACTATACCCCATATCATTCCGTGATTCTACAGTCACGTTATTGGTGTTATTAATTACCAAAGACTGATTAGAGCTATTGTTATTTGAGGTTGTGGAGTAATTAGGCTTACCCCCGACAAATCCTCCATTAGCATAGTTCTTAATAGGAGCATTATTTCTGTACTCTAGATATGCTTCTGTTTCTTTAGGGTTAAGAACCAATTCGTCTTCATTAGCTACGATCAAGCGAGGTTTTCGGCCTCCCGACATTGCTCGTTCGCGCTGAAAAGCTGAAATGATATTTTTCTCTATCGGAACATTGGCATCTCCAACTTTCCCGCCATCACTAAATAAGCTGAATCCTGTACCTAGAGAAAAGGCAGAAGCCGGAGCAGAAGCAAAGCTAGAGGCTCCTATACTACCAAGTGATCCAATCGAACCAAGTCCCCCAATCCCTCCACTAAAAATCCCTGTTATTCCGCTAAGTAAGCCATTAAATAAGCCACCGCCGCCACCTCCCCCAAAGATAGAGGAAAAGATGTTACCTACTGGTTTAAAAATGCTACTGAGGGCATTAGTGAAAAAGTTACCTACTGGACCAGTAATCGAATTAAATAGCGACTCAAAAGCTTGAGTAATTGGTTTGGTAAATCCATCGATAGCAGAAGTTAGGGCATCAATAGCAGGCTTGGTAATACCCTCAACAAATTTTGTCAGGATATTTAATCCAAGACTACTAAAGGCTGATCCTATTCCTTTTCCTTCTCTAATGTCAGAGAAAAAGCTTTCAGCTGCGCCACGATTTGGGGAAGCGTCTAACTCCGCTCGTTTTAATCTTAATTCTGCAAGTTTTTCCCATTCCGAGCGAATATTAGCCACAAATTCAGCGTATTGTGGTAAGTCTTTGTAAGGTTCTAAATAATCCTCTAGTTCCTCTTTTTCTTTTTGTAGGCTAATACGTTCGGCAAGGATAGCAGAATCATCAAATAAAGTCGGTCGGGATTGATTCTCTAATTTCATTCTTTGAACAGTTAAATCATTTAACCGATCACGAATACTCCTGACTGTATCTCTGGTTTTTCTAAATGATGCTTCTAAGCTGGCTACTCCCTGATTCTTGCCTAATTGTTCAATCGCTTGATCAAGAATTGCTACCTGTTCTTTAGCTAATTCAGCGCGTTTAGCTAAAGCATCGGCATTTTTTAAAAACTGTTCCGCTACATCAGAGGGCATTCGTCCTAATGCTGTTTGTTCGGCTACTACTTTTTTAATATTTTCACTCATTTTTTGCCATCCGTCAGCATTTAAAAGTAAAGTCCGTCGCTGGTCTTCTAGTGATTCAATCTGAGAGCGATATTGTCGAGAGACTTCCGTGGCACTCTTATTAATTTCTTCTTGTACTGTCAGATACCCTTTAGAATTTATTGTTAAATCGGTAACGCTTTCAGATGCGTCACGAATAGTTCTATTTAAGTTGCGAGCTTCTTCTTCTTGCTGCCGACCAAATTTAATAGCACGGTCTAGTGTGGTGTCTATCAAAAATGATGCCTCTAACTGCCGTAAAAACTCCTCAGCGTTTTGGTTAGCTGTTTCAGCGTTGCGAATTTGATCAGCCGATACGCCAAGATTACCCGTAGGAAGATTGGGAACGGGAGGTAAATTAGGACTCTGGAAGTTAATCGGATTGTCTTTAAGAACCGGTGGTAAATCGGCATCCCAGAAATTATCTTGATTTTGATTAGGTAGAGTCGGTAATTGGGCTATAGGTGGGGGACTACTAAATTCTGGACCACCTTTTCCTTCTTTTGTTTCTTCTTTTGTTAAAACACGGGCAGGAGAAGGGTTAGGGGTGGAGTCTTTAATGGATTGGCTAATTGCATTAGTAGCATTAGTTATTATTTTTCGATTATTTAGTTGATTGCCGTTAATGTTTGCATAAGCAGTTACAATATATTCTTTCCCATTAATGTTTACCAGTCCAACATTACCAATAACTTTAGAGTTATTTCCAATTTTTCCGCCGATTTCATTATTATACTTAAAATTTCTTGTTTGTCTTAGAGATTGTTCAGCTAATTGACTTGCAGGATTTTGATTTTTAATTAAAGACTGCATAGCTAACGTTACGTCTTGTGCTGTTGAAATGTTTGGAGTTCCACTGCCTGGTATATTTAAATACCTAGAAA